CCAGTTACTGCTAGTATTAGTACAAATTATGGCGGGCGCAGGCCGCTAGGTTCTCCGCAAGAACAGAGTGTTACACTACCGTACCCTGTGTATACTGTAATTAATTCGTTCGAATAACGCTACTACTCATAAACAAACAGAGCATTAAATGCTCTGTTTGTTGTTGGTTTATTCTATTGCGATAAGAGTTTGAAGTATTCTTTAGGTATTATTCTGGAATCCCGCCAGCGCCAATCATCGAAACCCATGCAGTTCCGTCATAGAATACAGGATACGCGCCCGGACCAGCACTAGCAGGATCCCAGTTTAACCCGTCGGCAACAGCAATTGTCCCTGTTGAAGCTTGTCCAGGTTCAGAAGTTTGAGGCTCAAGACTTATTACACTTCCGATATTGGCTCGATCGACTGTCATTGTGCTAGACGTTGCTTCGAAGAATACAGAAGAGTCATCACCGAATACCGAGCCAACCAGGTCTCCAGTAAATGCGTCAGCTATTACTTCGTCTACGAGTAACGTGTTGTCTGCTCCACGATAAACTAGTAGTTGATCTGATCTACGAATGTCTTCTGTTAATACTGTATTAGAATCTACAGTGTCAACAGATAATATCTTTGATGCGTCGTCGTAGAGTAATGTACTATCTTCGCCTATTATTCTTGCAAGAATAATATCAGTGGTGTGTAGAGTCTGTGTTGTACTTTCGTAGAACAGTTCTCCGTTCGGATTTTCAATTGTTTCTGTAACTAAAAGTGAAGTTGTTAGCGAATCGGTTTCTACACTACCAAAGTAACCGTTCTTCCATTTTAATGCTGAAGCACCAATGTTAAAGTTGTTATCTGTTTGGGGGACTATATTACTGTTAACAAGCCCGCTAATTAGGACAGTATCTTCTGTGCCGTCACCTAGGTTAATATCACCAGTAGCAGTAATTGTTCCGGTGATATTAATGTTACCCACGCCAACTATGTCATTATTGTTTAAGTCTAAGTCACCGCCGAGTTGTGGGGAAGTGTCCTCGACAATATTAGGTGGTGTTGTGCCGTCGGAGACAGGGACACCACCTGCTGTAGTGCCGTCTCCGACATACACTAGCTTGGTGTCTGTTGTGTAGATAAGTTCGCCGGTTTCGGGTATTATGAGCTGACGTTCTGTGTCAGTACCGCGTCTTAAACGTAAGGCCATTTACTTGTAACTCCTAATGTGATGTTACAAGTATTTATCTAAGTTTTAGAAATAGTAAATTATTTCTTTTTCTTCATAAACGTCTTTGTTCTTGCAGTAATGTCTTCCTTTACTTTTTCTACGTCTAAAATAAAGTTGACTCCTGCAATTACATCTTCGTACTCTTCAAAGAGAGACTCTAAGCTATCTTCGAGTTCTGCAGCAGCTTGTTCAGAATCGTCAGTGTCGCTTTTGTCTATCTCTATTGCCCAGGTATTTCCATCAGTAAACTGTACTTCTACCGAATTAATATACTCGACAGGAACTACTTTGATTTCGATCTCGTCGAGTATACCCGGCCACGAGTTTTTGTCGTCCTCAGGCTCCATTTTACTATCAACCACTAGTATCTTTCTTCTTGGTTCTAGTGGTCGTTTTTGCTGCTGCTGCTTTTTTTGGAGGATCTAGCTTATTTGCCTGGTCAATGAGTTGTAACGCTTCTTTTTTCATTACGTCTGCTTGTATACGGTACTGCGCTGCTAGTTTTTCGTCACTTAGTGGTTCGGCGCTGTACGCTTGAGCAGGATTTGTTTCTGTGTGCGAATCTGCACTCTTACTTAATTCTGCCTTTTGATCTTTCGAAGTAACGCCTACTGCAAGATCCTCGACCGTAACCCCACGCTGCTCTGCAATAAGTTTGTTTAGTTCAGCTAAGTTAATTGAAGACTGTTGACTTGGAACCATTTCTATATCCTTGGTCAGCGTCTTTGTTAACTTTCCTTGGGTGTGAAAAGTCTGAAGCATGTTCCGGCCATCAGGCAGCCTAGTCCTAGCCATTGCGTCCGCTAGTTCGTACGAAGTCTGGCCGGCATTGCTCTCAACTAGGTTGATCAAGCTGTCATGCTGTTCTGCATCCAATGATTCACTGTGTACTACCAAGCAGTGGTCAGCATCATGCGGCACAACTCGATACGCTACAATACATTTCTTTTTGTTAGAAGCATTCCGGCCAACATGTTTTAGTTCTGTCATTTTATGCTCCTTGTGGAGGTTCGTCTGTTACTTCTGAGTTCTCAAGGTCATTAGTTGTTTCTTGAGATGATTTGGCTGCTTTCTGCTGCCTAGCAATCTCATCCAAAAATGCATCCAGTTTATTGTAAGTAGCTCCTACTTGTGCCATCTCACCAGGCTTAAATGCACCTCTCTGACTTGCTACGTCGATGATTTGACGCAATGCGTTCAAGTCTTGAATAGTAAGATCGGTTACGTTTCCTTCAGTTTTTTCTTCGGTCATGTTTATTCTCCTCTGTGTAATAATATATATGCCGTTGTACTTAGTGATACTTTAAATATGGACAGGCTAAAACGAAATAACTGGATTCTTTCGGATCTTCGAAGCCGATTTTAATTACTGCACCCATTGTCCCGTTTCTTATTTCAAGGCCTTTGCCCACGTAAAATCTGCCTTTACAATTTTCATAGATCCAACGTATCACACTGCTATGTGTATTGTATACTATAGGCATTGTAATAACTTTAAAACTTGGTGGCAGCATTTCCGTTTGCCGAGCACCAAGTAAGTTTAGCGGATTAGAATCTTTTTTGATCATTGTTTTACATCGTAATGAGCTGTAGCTCCAAACGGTGCTTGTAGATCCTTGTTACTGTTAGAGTGGATGATAAACACTGTTTCGCAGTAGTCCTCGTCACCCCAACTGTTCCACGCATATCCGTCTGTAAACATTACAAACTTCTTTGGCTGGATGTCGTTTTCTTTCATGTAGGTCCAGTTAGCCATAAAGTCTGTACCCCCGCCTCCGCGGATTTCATAATCAGTAAGGCTCTCCCCGCCATCTGCACTGAAATTTTCTTCACCGTATACTTGGGTATCAAAACACCAGACTTTGATCTGATAGTCTTTGTACTCGTCCATAATCCCTTTGATTTCGCTCAAGAAGTCTCTAGCTTGAGCGTCACCGATCGACCCTGACATGTCTAGTGCTACACAAATATCAATGGTTTCGTCGAAGTCATGTCCGGGCAAGATCGCCCCGGACATTTGACCTTTTCTGCTGGGACGAGCAAACGTAAAGTCGTTCTTGATGGTGCTCTGAATCTGCTGTCGAAGCAATTCTCGCCAGTCCATTTTTGGCTCAGTAAGCTCTTTGATCATACGAGCTACACCACTGGGTACATTGCCAGCGCCTGCGCTTTGTGCGGCACTCAGCATGTTCTCTTTGATCTCGTCCCGGATGTGCCGCAAGTCCTCTTCGGAGTACGTTGGACGACTTTTGCTAACATTGTTGCCATTAGCATCTTTGCCGTCATCACCGCCTTGACCACTGCCGTCTGAACCGTCCTGTTCTTCCCAGTCAACGTGCTCGTCTAGCATCTCGCCCAGGCCGTCGAGCTCATCTTTGTCGTTCTTTTCTACTAGTTCTTCGTAAACTTCTTCGGAAGTCCAGCCGTCGTACTTGAAATCTTGGTAGCAGTCTACTAGCTTAGGCAGTTCACCAATGCGATCTCGTACTAGCGTATTGTTTACAATGAAATCAGCAGCAATATTATAGAGCATTGGATGTCTGTGCTCTCGACGACTAAGGTGATCAAAAACGCAGTGTAGGATTTCGTGAGCAATAACAAACTCGATTTCTTTGTTGCTCATTGCGTTAAAGAACTGAGAGTTAAAATAAAGATTTTTGCCGTCCACCGCAGCAGTAGGCAACCAGTCGTCAGCAGCAAGAATACGCAAGCGTGTTGCCATATTACCAAAAAACGGATGACGTAGCAGCAAGCCGATACGCGCAACTATAATACGGTCAAAAACCTCGTGTCGCATATCAAGAAGTTTTTCTTCAGTAATGTCTGGATCAGGCTGCCATTGTGTCTTGCCCATGCTGCTGTCTTTTGTGCTCATAATAAACCTCTTTTGATTGTTTATACAGTATAGCAATCATTTGCTAATCTGTCAACTGAAAAATGCACAGGACCTTTTTGTATCGTTTGCAGGCGTCTGCCCAACGTATTTAACAGTTTGATTTTCAAGATCGATGTCACAGGCAACACCATAAAGTCCGCATCCGTCCTTGCCGCCGCCGGGCATATACGGTAGTAGAAAACGATGGTATCGCAGTTTTTTGACATAGTTTAGCCTTTTGAAAAAGATAGCGCAGGTGTTACGCTGCGCTATTGTGGAGTTATACGCCTTGTGCAGCTTTAATGTACTTGCCGTAACGATCGTGAAACTCGTCAAAGCATTCAACAGCGTCCGGATCAATTGGCAGACTGTACTGTGTCAAAGCTAGCTTAATGCCCATAACAACTAGTTCGGTATCAAAGTTATCCATTGCAAAGCGCAGGAAGTTATTGACTTTTCCGTCGAACTTCCTGTCGTCTTTGTCACATGCTTCTTTAAGCTCGTAACACAATGCAATAGTTAGCGAGTACATAGCACTGATTTCGCGTGTTTCCATTTCCTTGACTTTCCCCTCCAAGATTTCTGTTGGGTTAGGCATGCTCGAAGCAACCCTGCGGTGTGCCATAAATTTCACAGCTAGCCCCTCACCAATAGATCCACTAACAAGGTCAGTAGTAGTTGCTTCGTCAATGTCGTCTTCGATCAGCTCGCTTACGAAGGTCCAACTACGCGGTGTTGCGAATGAGCGGCTTGGGCTTTTCGGATCAAAGTCGTACAGGTCCTTCTTAGCAAAAGTCAAGTAACCTACAACGTCTTGATGGATGCCGTTGTCAACTGCCCACTGGAACCAGTCATCAAAGCTGTGTGTCATTTCAAGGTGGACAAATCGGTTAGCCAACGGCGCCGGCATACGATAAGTCACACCTTTGTCGCTTTCTCGGTTACCAGCAGCAACAATCATTACGTTGTCTGGAAGTTCGTATGTGCCCACCTTGCGGTTGAGGATCAGCTGGTATGCAGCCGCCTGCACTGCCGGAGCAGCACTGTTCATTTCGTCTAGGAACAAAATGATATTTTCGTACTGGTTGCTCATAGCCTGGTCAGGCAATTCACTAGGTGCGCCCCAGACCATCTTACCTACGCTTGGATCGTAGTAAGGAATGCCTTTAATGTCAGTTGGGTCCCACAAGCTTAGTCGAACGTCGATAACGAAAGCATTAATGCCATCGGCAATTTGCCGGACAATGTCACTCTTGCCGATGCCTGGAGGGCCCCAAAGGAAGATAGGACGCTTTTTGCGGAGCGCGTGTCGGATGCTAGACTTAGCACTGTTTGGAGTTACTGTACGAGTTTGTGTTTCTGACATTGTTGTTGCCTCTACGGTTAGTTTGTGTTGCTTTGTGTATGCTGTTTTTCTTTACTGTCTATATATAATAACATCATTAGAGATTTTGTCAACAAGTTTTTTCTCTTTTTTTGAGTACATTATTAACGTATGTATTTCATATAGTTGCACTAGAAAATTAAACTTCGGTCTTCCGCCCCATTGCCTTAGCGTATCCGTATTTTCTAACGTCACCGGCGAACAAACTTAGTTCAACTGCTTTTCGTTCGTTCGTTACAGTGATCGAACGAGGCAAAAGGTAGTATGGGCAATCAATACTCCTGTCTAAGAAAATAATTACCTGTGCAGTCATGGGCATTTCTTTTGGATACGGAATCTGGTAGGTTTCAAGTCCTACCTCTTTAAGAACATCAAACCCGGCCTCAGTAAGCCGAAGACCTGACCTTTCTTTGTCACGAGTGTTCATCCACCATATTGTAAGGTATTCTTGTACAGTTGCGTCGTTACAACTTTTGTTAAGTTCTTTCAAGAAAATCTTTGTATAAGTTTCCTTCCAGTTCATGATTTAGTTACCACTTCGCCGTCGACAAGCTTTCGAACGTCGAAGTCTGTAGTATTGAACATTTCGTTGAGCTTTTTTGCAAGGTTGTGGGCATGACCTTCATTCGAGAAACTTGTTTTCTTATACTTCGGTCCGGGAAAGTTGGTAATTGCGTTTGAGCTTTTTAGATTAAACGGCTGCCCTTGATAAAAGACAGCCCATATTGCAGATGCTGCTAGAACTTGTTCGCTCTTGTACGTTTTCTTGTTTATTTTTTCAATTAATACCTTGGGCGCTGGACGACTCACACATCTCTCCTTTTTGTGTGGTTTGCTTTGGTAAAAGTTCTAAACTCAGAAGACCTAGTAATCTTCTGACACTTGAGATGTAATCCAGCTGACATGAATCTGTTCATATACGTAGTCCTTAGTTAACTACGTATATTTATCATAAAGTGCGCTATTTCCAGTCTGAGCCGCCATCTAACTTAACTTCGATTATCTCGTTTTGTTGGGCAGCCCCTGATACAACCAGTTTTTCGAGATCCCCTTCTAGTCTGCTCATTACAATTCCTAGGGTTAAGGCAAGACTTTTAGCCTGTCCTATACTAAGACGTATTTCTCGATGATTACTTGCGTCAGCAGTTTTTACTTGCTGTAGGTACTGCTGGATAGGAATTGTGTTTAGTGGTTCATTTGTTGACACGTGATAACTCCTGCCTCATTTCTAACTCGTGCTTGAACGGACCTTTGATTTTGTACCGTTCAGCAGTAATTAGCTTCGGGCAAAACGATTTAACCCATCCCTTTTCGAATCGAATAATGTAATATCCTGCACAATAAAGACTCTTTGACTTAGCAGACTTTGCAAACAGCGGTAATCCCTTTTTTACGTCGTACACTACGTTATAAGGAACTGTGCTAGTTTGGTAGCCATGTACTACTTTTTCAACACTAACCTCAATGTTTTCGTTTCTTTCGAAGATAGTCTGTCCCAAGTTTCTTTCAAGTTGTTTTTTGTTGTCAAAGAAACTAATTCCGTCTTTGCTGCTGAACATAAAACGCTCGTCGTCGACGCTTATAGTGCCAATTCTATTTCCGTCTCTTTCTACGATCCAAAACTTGTCTTTAATGATTGGTTTTGCTTTAGTTGTCATACTTCTTCATGCTCCGTGTTTTCTTGATCATAAAACAGTAATAGTTTCATTTTCCGTACTTTGCGTTTAGAGGTTCTGCGTATGATTGCGCTTGGTCAGCGATTCTTTGCATATCCCACTTTGCACAAAACTTCATAAGCCTTAAACCTACTTGTGTAACGTTTTTTGTTTCGATATTATTTACCGTTTCGTCAATAATTGCACGAATGTCTGCAGGTTGTGCACTCAGATCACACAGTATAACGTTGCGATTGTAGTCGTCGACTACACGATGTTCAACTCCTTCGTGATCTGTCCAGCGTTGCAGCATCATATTATTCCAGTTGAAGCCTTTGTTATTCTTGTCATCAAACGCTTCGTGCAGGCCAACCTTGTTTTTAGTGCCTTTCTTGCGCACGCCTGGGTATGCAGAGAATACGTTATCGCTTGTGTCACCGCGCATACACTTTTCAAACAGTTGCCATTCAGGATGCGGAGCAG